CTTGGCGACATAATCAATTTGAACTGTTACCTGATCCGTGGCGCCGGTATCAGTCCCGCAAATATCCGGGACCGGATCCTCGGAAATGATCGTATACCGAATCGCCGGCCATATAGCAGCATTTGTTGGCGATTGCGGAAACGTGTCCGGATAGCAACGATCCGCCACCAGACCTTTGAGCGCCTCATAGACAACGCCGGGAATCATGCGCCGCCCTTTGTTATGGCCTTTTCCAACGTGGTCCGCATGGCATCCTTGGCTTTATCCAGATTGTTGGAAAGCCCTGTCCGCAAATACGGAACCGCCGGCATATTGACCGTCCCGAACTCGACCAGGGATCCAACCTTCCGCGTAGCAACGCGCCTATTGCCGGGACGCTGATAAGTAACTTTTTTTACCGTGACGATATGCTCGGACGTTAATTGCGTTTTGGACTTGGGAAGCTTTTTGGATATAACGTGTTTCTCCAAAAGATGCGTCTCCACGCGCTCCGCTTTTAATCTATCCCGCGCCGCCTTTTTGACGATGGCCGCCGCCCGCCCCGTGGCGCGGCCGGCCGCTTGCTTGGCTACCTTTTCGGAAAGCTTCCGCATCCGTTGGCCTAGCTCTTGCAAGCCATCCATCCGGAAAGTGATCGTGTTAGCCATCATTCTTCCCGCTGTTACAGATAAATTCTATTTCCCGCATTTCCATAAAGCGTTCCGCCGGCGGCCGCGCAATGTTGAACGTCAAAGGTTGCGCCCCGTTGCGCTCAAAGCGTAGTCGCCACTTGGCCGTTATCCGCGCCGCAAATGTTGACCACCGGACGGCAATGCGCGTATCCATGTCCGCCGTGATTTGTTCCGCCCGCAGTATTTCCCGGCCGCCTATCGGCATGATGGAACATGACATCCGACCGCGTGGAACAAACTCCACCACTTCCTCGCCGGTGTCGACATCCTGCATGGCTACAGGTTCGTCCGCCCAAACCTTGTGTGTGTAGTCGCCGGCTTTCATGCGAAGTCCAACCTTTGTCCGCCGTAGGTAATGTCCAAAAGCGCGTGGACGCCTAGCGGCATCGTGGTAACTACGCCGCCGACGTTGACCGCCTCCCGGTTTTCGTAAAGGTGGCCCAGAAACATCAGCATGGCCATTTTGACCGTCCGTGGCAGGACGAAGCCCAACGGCGTTGTTCCCGGAAGGTCATAGCCGGCAACGTAGCGGATCCGAACCGAATTGGTAGCAGCTTGCGCCGTTGGCCAGGATTGGCCGGCTTGGAGAATGATCCGGGACGGATTGGCGAATGCGTCCAATTCGTAAACCGTGTCCACTAGCGTTTGCTCTACTCCGTCCGTGTCATCGTAAAGGATGGATTCCACCGACTGCGCCGGACCATACGGCAAAACGATAAAGGGAAAGGCCGGGAACTTGTGGGACGCCAATTCCATAATCCGTGGCGAATAGCTCTGCTCCATGTAGCCTTCGGCGTAAGCGCAAGCCGCCGGGATGCCGATATTTTCCAACCAGAAATCGTCATCGGATTCCGGTGGAGTCCCGAAGGTGTCAACCCGCAGATGCGCCCGCGCCTCTTCCAAGCTTATGGCGTTGCCTTCGGACTCGCCAACTTGCCGGACGTTATAGGTTTGCAGCGCTAGCCGTTGCGCCTCGGCAATGAATTGGTAAAAGTTATTCATGCCGCCAACCTTTCGAAGAGTAGAGCGCCGTCCAGGGATTGACGCCGGAAACAGTCCAATGCGGAATCCTCCGCGCAATTCACAATGTCCACAATCCCATAAACCGCTTCCGCCAACGCCCGCGCCCTATGGATCCATATCCCGAATTGCTTGGCGCTTGTCGGCGCTTCGGTCGATTCGTACCACCGGCCGCCGCGCATATCGAAGCCCAACAAAAGGATCCGCATGGCGCCGGCGTGGATGGCTACCTGTACCGCTTGCATCCCGCCATTATTATGCGTCCGAAGGCAGGACGGACTCGAATCGAATCCTTCCCGTCCCGTGTTTTGCAGGATTTGGACTTCGAAGGGAACATCCGGCCGGACTCCCGGCAATGGCTCTATCGTTAGCTTCCGCCCTTGGCATTGCAGCGCTTCCGGATTCCGGCGCCACCAGGACGCATCCCCGGCATAGATGGCGTCCGCGTCCGGCGCCAAGCGGTAAGTATCGTTTACGGCAATGCGCGGAAGATGCCGTACCTTGTCCGCCACGGTTTGCGACATCGATGGACCGGACGCTAGGACCGCCACGGTTAGCCCTTCCCAATGGCGTGGAATGGTCCAATACATCACAGGCAGTCCGCCAAGTCCCGGCGCTCAAAACAGGTAAGCGCCGTGGAGCGTGTCGCATTCAGGACCGTGGCGCCTTTGCTTGCCGCGTAGCGGGAAAGCCTTTCAAACTTGGCCGGCCACCGCCCAATCGAATCGCAATTCTGCAAGCCCTCGGGATGGTTGCCATGCCAATGCGTTTGGCCGTTCAGGACTTGGCAATCGTAGCCAAGCATAACGATCCGCCGGGATCCCAAGGCAATGGCCAAGGCCACGGCCGAAGCGCCGCTATTGCCGAAGGCATGGAAGCCGGGAAACAACCTAGAGCTGCGAATGTCCCGTTGGACCAAATGCGGAGACTCGCAAAACTTGTCGCCCGTGAAAACCTCGCGGACTTCCTTTATATGCATCTTCCACCAATTCCGGTCGTAAGCGTAAAGGATGGACGCCCACGGACAACGCCGGAAGGTCGTATTGGTCACGATAGCCTTGTGGTCCGTTTCCCCAACCATTTGGCAATCCTCCACCGTTAAGCTTGGACCGCTTGCAATGCAGATGGCAACCTGTCCGGACCATTCAGCCATGCTTAACCGACAGGATCCAATCCGGAGTTTTCGGTGGCTTCGTTGTATCCACCTTGGCCGTATATTGGGATCCGCCGAAGGTCACAACGTCCCCGGCTTTGTATTGCTTCCCGCTTTCGAAAATGCCCCGGTAGATCTGCCACGGAATCAAAATCTCATGCCGGGATTCTGTCTCGCCATTGGCAAACTTTAGAACAATCGTCCGGCCATCTTCCTTCAATTCCGCCGACATCCCTTCCAAGCCAAGTCCATCCTTCGGCCGTGGCCAACTCGACAATTCCCGATGGACCTCTAGCGCTAAGACTTCCTTTAGGAATTCCATATCCACCGGATCCGCGTCCCGGCCATCGGCGCCCTTTTCTCCGGCCGCGCCATCCTTCCCGGCTTCGCCGTCTTTCCCGGCCGCGCCATCCTTCCCGTTTTCCGGCTTCGGGATGGCGTCGACCGCCCGCGATACCGCGCCGGATATCTCGGAGAATAAGGCGCCAAGGTCAACCGATTTCCCGTCCTCCGGCGGCGGGATAAGGGAAATTTGCCGACGGACCTCGGCAGAAACTAGATCCGGATCTACGGACTTTGCCACCGGCCGGGATTCCAATACCGCTATCTTCTCGACCGCCTTTAGCAATTCGTCGGCGTTGTCGTTAATGATGGACCTCTGGAGGTCAATCTCCCGCCTTGCTTCGGCAAGCGCCGCCAGGACCGGCGCTACTTGCTTCTCGCAATAGGTTTGGACCGCATGGATAACCATTTCCGCGTATTGCTCTGTCTTGTCCATTGTCATTCCCGAATGGTTGTCCACGCCGCCACAACGAAAAGTAGCAGGTCATCATCGTTTCGAATGCGGATCCGGAGCATATCGTCCTCCGTCAAAACATGATCCGGCCGGAACGCGCCGCCGCCACCGATTATTACCGGCGGTTCCGGCGGAACGTCGGTCGAATTGGTCCAGGACCAATAGCGGATAAACATTCATCACGCCGGATCAATAGAGGTTAGCGGATCCCCCGGCGCCGTGGTAACAGCGCCCTGCCACGCTACCGTAGCGTCGTCCGTCTGGTAGACCTTTAGAAAGCCCGCGACAATTTCCGTTTTGTTCCGCAATGCGTAGAGCGCTTCCGAAACCGTCCGGACGCCATCGGATCCGCCCGCCACGTTACGTCGTAGGATGGCGTCCGCTATTTCGGTGGCCGTTGCGATTGCATCCATTGCCGCCGCTATTTCCGCCACGGCGTCCGCAGCTAGCGCCGAAGCCGTCAAGGTGTCCGGCGCCATCGCTCCCACGCTCGAATTCATGCGCCCGTTAACTAGCGCCAACGGAAGCCGGGATTGGACATCCGCCACTTGCCCCTGCGAAGCCATGCCGTAATTTATATGGTCGACAATGCCTTGCTCCATATCGCTAACGTTCGAATCCATCCGGCCGCCGATCAGCGCCAACGGAAGCCGCGTTTGGATGTTGTCGGTATCGGCTTGAACCGTTGCCAATGCTGCCGCCGTAGCGAGTCCTGATACGTCAAACGTAATTCCTGTTTGGATCTCTAATACCGCATCGGCAGCTAGCGCCGATGCTGTTAGGACATCCGTGGCCATTGCGCCAACGCTTGCGTCCATCCGGCCGCCGATCAGCGCCGCCGGGATCCGCGTTTGCAAGTTATCTGTATCGGCTTGAACCGTGGCCAATGCCGCCGCCGTAGCGAGTCCCGCAACCGATCCCGACGTAGCCAATCCCGCTTGGATTTCGTTTACGGCGTCCGTGGCAAGCGCCGAAGCGGTTAGCGTATTCGCTGCCATTGCGCCAACATTCGAATCCATCCGACCACTAATGAGCGCCGCCGGTAAACGCGCAATGATGTCGCCCGCTGTTTGTGGAGTCCCGGCGACATTTATTAAATTCGCATTGGCCACGCCGTTAGCATCAAGAGCCAAGGTTTGCCCGCCCTGATAGATGGGTCGAATATTTGATCTTTGCTCCATGCTGAATGATCCGATAATCGTACCCGCCACCGAAATTCCACCGACCGTCCCGGTTAATAGGACCACATGATAGGTTGCGGGAATAAATCCAACCGCAGCGTTCAAAGCTATCCCAACGCGGTTTAGCCCAACCTTGCCATCGAAATCGACAAACAGATTAGTATTGGTCGTTATTTCGTTTGGATCGTTGGATACATATAGCGCAACCGATGGCGATCCAAGCAACGAAGTCGGAACGCCCGTCGTAAAATTCCGCGTATTAAAAAATATTTGGACCGGTTGCAATAACGAGAAGTCGCCACAATAGGCGTATGAATAGACCATCAGTACACCGGCGTTGCGATAATCTTAACGATTAGCTTTTGATCGTCCCGAATCGGGACAAACTCCCAAGCCCTTGGCCGTGGCGCCGGATCCGCCGGCATCACGATAACCGCCGGTGGAGCTGCTTCCTTCGCAACCTCTACAGGTTCCGGTGGCCGAACAATGCGCGGCTTCCAGTCATCCATGCGCCGCCTGTAGTAGTCCCTTGGAAATCAATAGCGCCATTTTGGCCGCCGCTTGATCTTCCGCCGCATCATCATTGGCCGCCGGTTCCGGTTCCGCCGCCTTGGGCGCCGGCGTGTTGGACTTGAAGGGATCTTCGCTCCCGTCCCGTTGCGACAACGCTTCCAATCCGTAATTCTGTTGTTGCAAGTAAGGTATGTTGCCGCCTTCAACCGGCCCCAGATTGAACTTCGCCCGCCCTTCGTTTGGCGTCATCACGCCGGCGCCAACCAGATCCTTTACCGTCCCGGCTAGGCTCTTCGAATCCATGCGGAGCAGTCCATCCAATTCGAAGTTAGCCCGAAGGTGGCGCCCGTCCACATTGTCTAGCCCTAAGCCTTCGTCCAATAGCGCTTCGGTGGATTCCAAAAGCTTTTGGATGCAATCGTCGTAATAAATCTGATTCAGTATTTCCGCGTTTTGGTAAGCCGGCGTCGGACCGATCCCAACCTTGTACGCCGGAACGTGGAAGGTGGAGCAGATCATTTGCGCGGACATATTCAATTGGGCAATGTATTCCGAATCCACGGCATCCTCGCGGATCGCCTCATACTTCAAGCCATTGCCTAGGACCGCCGTCCGTCCGGAATTAACGCCGGAAAAATTGGCTTCCCATTCGCCCTTGTAGCGCCGCATTTCGTCTGTCCCCAATATCCCCGGCGTCGACAACAAGCCACCAGGACGGGAACCGTTGGCGAAAAAGCGCGTCGACTGCTCTTGCATCGTCAAGCCTTGCGAAGCCGGAAGGCAGGAAGCGTAGAGCGGAGACAATCCGATTAGGGGATGGAAGAGCGTATTAAATCGATCATGCATTATTTCCGAAGCAGGGACCACAACATCCCGATACGGAATCCCGGCCAAGGCGTCCGTGTAAAGCCGGTAGTAGACCGAACCATTTTCCGCAACCAATGGCGTAACTCTGTCCGGATCCAATACATACATGGCGCGGACTCTTGTCGACAAGTCCCGCTCCAGCAAAACAAACGTGTTGCCGGTACGCTGTTTGGACAGCGCCCAACATTCCATGAACTGTAACCACACCTGCCAATCGTTTGGCTTGCGGAAAAGCCGGTCGTACATACTCGGCGCTTTTTGGAATACGCCTTGTATGTATTCAACCGTACTTAGCGCAAGCTTCGAGATATCGCCCGCAATCAAAGTCTCGCAAGCAAATACAACCCAATTGGATTGGATCTGGTTGTGGGAATAGTGGATGTCCTTTTGAAACCATCCATTGTCCCAAGCTGCTCCGGATCCCCAAACGCTTGTCCACATTCGCGGATCGTCGACGGACGATAGATCCCGTGGCGCCTTCGTTACAAGCGCCGATGGCGTCCGCGAAACTACCGCCGGCAAATTGCGCCGCCGTTTAGACATCGGTTGCCTTCGGCGCTTCGTAAACCATCAAAGGCGCCGCCGGTTCCGGAGCAGGTTCCGCAACCATATCGCGCCGGATATAAGCCCGCTTCGGCCTCTCCTCTTCCGCCACCTTCGCGGACTTCGGAACCGGCCCCGGCTTTTTAGGAAGCGTGGTCGGTTGATAGTAAGCGTGGCCAAGCTTGACCAGGACTCGCGCATAGCCCGCCGCCATGTTGACAGTCCCGCCGGCCGGCGTCTTTCCAATACGCTTGTTCAATACGATATAGGCCATGTTGGACCTTTCACGCCATCGGGAAAAAGTCCGGCGCCGTTACATTGGCGCCGGATTCAGACAGGAACGCTTTAGCTCAGATCAGCGCCCCAATCGGCATTCCCGACAAAGGTAACGGCCGGCGTCCGACGCTTGCCCCAGTTAATCGGCCGGACAACCTTGATCGCCGTCGACTCCTCTTGGAACATGGACGTAAACATTGCCGATGCCGCAACCGGCGTATCAGTCGCGCCCGTTGGCGCATCCGATTGTTCGATCATGGCTTCGGTCGACACGGACAGCGATACGCCAAGGTCGCCAATCTTCCATATGTCGGAGCAATGCAACAGGATCACATCGCCCGCGCCAACATTGTCCCCGGCGTAGATCTGGAAGCCGTTGATGCTGCCGCCCGTTGATGTCACATCCGGGAAAGCCTTTCCGCCCAATGGCGTCATCAGCATCGAAAGCCCGATCAGGTTGCTTGGCGTGGTAACAAGCGCAAACGTTCCGCCGGTATTCTTCGCCGTAACGAATGGCGCAAGCATTGCCTTAAGGTCCGCAACGATGCCGGCATGATCGCCGCCACTCGAACTGATCGCCACAACGCTATTCAGGATGCCCGCCGGAGAAACGCCCGCAACGGCCGCCGCCGTGGAGAAGAATGTTGCATCCACGATTTGCGCCAACGCGCCGCGCAGTCCGTCGCCGGCCAAGCCCAACGCCGCCGGACTCGAATCCCGGATCAATTCGTTGGACATAACGGTAAGGCCGGCCACTTTCAATGGCGCCGTGGATGTCGACGAATAGTCGCCCTTGGACATCGGGATGGCCTTGGACTCGCCAACCCAGTAGCCGGTAAACGCGCCGTCCTGTCCCTTGATGGCGACATTATGCGGAACCGCCCGCAATGGCAGTCTGTCAAACACTGTGGCCCCGTAGAGATACTCAACGAAGTCGCCCGTATAACGCGTGTCCGCTTGCGCCAACTCCGCGCCCCATTCGCCGGATCCCGTTCCGCCGCCGGCTACGCTTGCCTTCATTACCGCCACAAGCGTGGGATTGGACTTGCCCCAAAGGGACTCGGCAACCTCATGCGCGTTGCGATAGATCCCCTTCCGCGCATCAATCGTCGCAATGGTTTGGGCAATAAAACGCTTGACGCCGATCTCGCCTTTAAAGCGTGGCTCTTCGTCATTAAACTTTTTGACGTAGCCGTAAGGCGCTTGGCGCGAGACAACCGGCCGCGCCGTGGCGATGGCGTTAACGTGGACCTCCGTTACGCTGATCTGGTCGTCAATGTCTACAATCGCGGACTTGCATCCTTCGAATTCCGCCCGCTGATCCTCGGTAAAGCCTTCGCCCTTTTGCGACATCAACTCTTCCATGCGCTTCTGATTCGTCGCCCGCGTTTCACGGAGCTGCGAAAGCGCCTCTTGCGTATATCCGGCCATTTCATTTCCTTTCGTGTTTGGGATGGATTTGTTTCCCAAACGCGGGAAACTTCCGGAGCGCCGGCCAAACGCGGCAAGCTCTGCGGAATCAATACTCTTGACCATGCTAATGGTGGCTTGCTGATTCGCCGGAATCGTTACCGCCGACAATTCAAGCCACTCCCAGGAGAGATATTTCTTCGCTCCCCAAGGTTCTTTGACGTTCAACGGTTCCGAAGCCAATGGCGTAAAGCCGATGGACAGTCCGCCAACAAGCTTGGCTTTAATGGTCTGCCACGCTTCCAAAAGCCGTTCCCGCAACGCGCCCGGATCCGCAACGTCCGCAACCTCGCCTTCAATCTCGATTCCGGCCGGCGTTACCCGCGCCCGCGTAACCCAACCTATCGGCTGTCTCGAATCATGTTGCCAAAGCAATGGCAAAGGAAGCTTGAACTTGGCGCCCTTCGGTTCCACCACATCGCCCATCCGGTCCGCCGCCGGCGTGGTGGCAATCCCGGTAAACGTCCGGCGCTGCTCGTTCAGCGTTTTCAATTCCAGCAAGGCATAGGCGCGGTTCATGGCGTCCCCTTAAAAGAAAAGCAATTGTGGCGCCGTAGCGTCCGGATTCAACGCCATAAGGCTTGTCGCATCAAACGTCGCCATCAGCGGATCAATCTTCGCGGATCCGCTTGCTTGCTTCGTAATCGATATGGCATTTCCCTGCGCCACAACCCGCGCATTACCCGCAACCCAATTCATAAGCCGGGATCCGCTATGGACCATTTCCCCGCCGGCCAACTTGCGTTCCGTGGTCTTAATGGCGCCATTAAGCTTCCAACCTTGGGAAATTGCAACAATCTGCTCCAA